AATGTGCATCAGATGGTAAGCTGGGTCGAGCCGCGCATGATTCCCGAATCGAGCTTCCAGCTGGCGTTCGACGGAATCGGTCTCGGCGCGAGCGCGGTACACCACATCAAGGAGGAGAACCTGAACCGCGCCATCGACCCCATCGTCATCAGCGAGCATTACCAGCTGAATGTGAAGCGCCGCGATTTCGAGCATAGCGTCCCGCTCAGCACGCACCAGTTAGAGGAACTTCGTCGGATAACCGCTGCAGAGGACACGATACCTGCTGCGGAGCGCGATTACCAGCGTCTGCAGGCGATAGAGGACGGCGACCCTGAGCGCAACGCGCTGATTCAGCGTCTTCGGCAGGTGGTGGAGTCGGAGCATCAGCGCGACGACCTGCGCGAACTGCGCGACGCGGGTCATCATCCTGTCGGCATCGTGTTCGCGAACTATCTATCGGGTGTACGAACGATTCAGCAGGCGTTTAAGCCAGGCGAGGTGCTGACCTACACGGGCGAGGATAACGGAGCGCGTCGTCAGCAGGTACGCGCGGCGGTGAATGAACGCGCGATTGTGCCAGGCGGACGCGTCATCTTTGACGGGGGGGAAGGCGTTGCAATCCGAGTGAACCGCAGCGGTAGCGTGCGCGTGCGACTCGACGATGGGCGCGAGGTGACCGTGCGTCCTGAGCAGAACCCGCGTTCGGGCGTCAAGCTCATCGCGGCAACATCTGCTGGTAGCACGGGACTCAACCTGCAAGGCGCGAACTACATCGTCCACTACGGGCTGCCGTTCACGAAGGCGGAACTCGACCAGCGAAACGCACGCGCGTTCCGCAAGGGGCAACGATTCAATGTGCATACGCATACCATCGTCGCCGAGGTGCCGAAGGAGCATCTCCAGCAACGGCAACTGGAGCAGCAGCGTCGCGCGATGGAGTCGCTCAAGCCCGCAGGTCGACACATGATGGACGATAGCGGTATACTGCTGCGGCATTTAGGGACGCAGTCGACATGATAAGGAAACTGTTGCGACGGTTCGCAAAGCCCGCACCACCTGTAGAGGGTCAGCAGGCGCGAGTCGGTCAGAACCGTCTCGGCGCGCCGTTAGCCGCGTTCTCGCCAGACGGGCGCATGCTGGCGTACCGTCTGGACGATGTCACTATCCGCGACCTCGACCGTCTGCGTCAAGACCCAGTGATACGCGCCTCGCTACGCCTCATCAAGCTGCCCATCCTGCGCTGCGACTGGTACATCAACGCCGAAGACGATCGCGTCGGAGCGTTCCTGCAGTCCGTGCTGGAGCCCCACATGTACGACCTGCTCTGGGCGCTCTGCACGGCATTCGACTTCGGAGTCGCGTTCGTCGAGAAGGTGCTGGAGTTCCGCAAGGAGTACCGCACGACGCGCACGATGTCGACGACGCCCGCACGGCAGGAACTGCGCCTGCGCGATGTATGGATACTCTCGCGCGTGGCACATCTCGACCCGTCCATCTACTGGGCACTGGTGTATCCCACAGGCGAGTTCGCAGGCGTGCGACACCTCGTGACGCCGTTCTCGCCCCAAGGCGAAATCATCGAAGAGGGACGGCTGATTCACTTCGCGCTCGACGCCGAGTTCAACGAGGTGTACGGCAACCCGCTGATTAAGCCCGCGCTGCCGTTCTTCGAGCTGAAGCAACGCGCCCTGCAGGACATGGCGACCTACTACTCGACCTACGCCGTGCCGACGAAGAAGGGGTTCGCGCCCCCTGGCAAGACGCCCATCGGCACGACGGAATCGGGCGAACCCATCGTGGTGGATAACCTGCAGTACCTGAGCGAGCAGCTCGACAAGCTGGCAAACGCGCACTCCATCGTGCTACCGTCACTCTATGATGCGAATGGTCAGCGGATGTGGGAAGTCGAAGCGTTTGAGGTGCCGCCCGCTGTCGCCATCGAGAACTACATCCAGTTCCTCGACGAGCAGATGCGTCAAGCGATGCTGGTTCCCTCGCTGGCGACGATTCACCCGCTACGGGGCACCTACGCACTCGGTCAGTCGCAGATTGACCTCTTCCTGCAGAACGAGGATGCATACCTGACGCAAATCGAGTCCGTGCTGAACAAGCAGCTGATTCCCGACTTGGTGCGCTATAACTTCGGGAGCGATGTAAAGGCGCGGATCGTGATGCGCATCGACCATGCGTACACGAAGCATCTGGTCGAGTCGTTCGTGCAGCGGCTCGCGGCGGGTCAGCCTGTGACGACGGCGGACGGGGATGTGATTGTGCCCGACTGGGCGCTCATCGCCGAGGACGCGGGCGTGCCCGTGCGCACGCAAGCCGCGTCGGAGATGGACTACCTGCACGGTATCGCATGGCAGGGCGGTAGGAGTATGAACGGAGACGCTGAACGAGACGGCATGTTTGGAGGTGATAACGATGTGGACAGTGGAACAGATGCGGATAACCGTACAACTCTGCCTTATCGAGAATCCGATAACGGGCGCTAAGACGGTCTGGCTGCGCGAGCAGGCAGGCGATAACCCGCCGCCGCCGTGGCAGGTCATCGAATCGCGCGAGGTACAGGTACGCGCGATTTCGTACATCGAGAGTCTGCGTGCGCAGGACGCTGCGACCGACATCGACGCTGCAACGGGTCAAGCGGTCATCTCAGCGAGTCGCTACATGTTAGAACTGCTGAAGACGGCGACGGGACTCGACGCGGATACGATTGCATCGCTCCCTAAGCCTGTCGGCGAGAAGCTCGCGTCGATGGTAACGAGGCTATCCGACCCAAACCTGATGTTGCCGAGCGTGCCCGCGTCGAACTCCTCACCAGCGACAACCCCCAGCTCGCCATCAGCAGGTTCGTAATTCTGTGGGAGGCAGGCGATGCGCGACTCGATTTGGAACATGCTCCTGCAGGATATGCTCGGCTATGCTTTGAGCTGCGGTCAATCTGGCGCGACCGACTGCGAAATCATCTTGCTAAGTTATCGCAGGCACGGGGTTCCGAGTCGGGTGACGCGGGGCTATAAGCGCCCGCAGGATGCACGCGCCTCGTATACCAAGCTGGAGCGAGCCTTCCGCAGGGAACTGTTGGAGCAGTGGGACAAGTACGAATCGGGTCAGATGACGCTGGAGGAGTTCGAGGGCTGGTTCGCCGTGCGTCAGCAGGAGACGCTGGTGCATGCGTTCGCGCTCGGTCTGGCAGGTCGCGGGATACGGGGCAAGACACGGTTCACGGACGACGAGCTGCGCTACCTGCACGGTCAATACTCGCAGCAGATGCGCTACTTCCATCGGTTCATGCGCGATGTGCGTGCGGGTCGCGGACGGATGCCGTACCGTCAGCGTCTGGAGCTGTACGGACGCGACTTGTACGGCGTCTTCATGACCGCATGGTTCGCCTACGGCGCAGACCGCTCGCATCGGTTCCTGTGGCGTCTCTCGCCCGATGCGGAACACTGCGAGGACTGCGTGCAACGCGCGACGGAATCGCGAGCGAAGGGCGGGTACACTTACGACGAACTCGTCACGCTGGGGCTGCCAGGCACAGGGAAGACGCGCTGCTTGAATAACTGTCGCTGCTGGATTGAGGAACTGACGACGGGTCAGAAGACGACGCCGAGGAGGTTGAGACCGAAGCGATGACTCCAATAGCGCCTGTACGGCAGTGGATTGTGGAACGGCTCACGGAGTACGCGAGCTACTGCGAGGCGTTCGGGCTCGCGCGTCCGACGGTGTACGAATGGTATCCGTCGGAAGTGCCGTTCGACAGGTTCCCCATCGTGATGGTGGGCAAGCTGCAATCGTCGCTGGTCTCGCTGGCGCTCCCTGAACTGTTCGAGCAGCGCCATGTGTATAGCGTCGTCGGGGCGGTCTATTCGCCTGACCCGCGCGAGAGTATCCTGCAACAGGAGTGGTACGCCGACCTCTGGCTGGACTATGTGCATCAGCATCCGCATCGGTTCCGTATGCATGCATCGGAGTTTTACACTTCGGATACTTGGACGCCGCAGGTCACGATGACGCCCGTCTACATACAGGAGCATCCGTTGCATGGGTGGTCGTGCGAGGTGATGGTGACGCGCATCGTGCGTGGCGGCACGCGAGGTGATGGTTCGTGATACTCTCGGTCGCGGAGCAGCGGGTCATTCGCCTCTGTCGGATTATCGGGTACGGTCATATTGACGCGCTGTATGTCGCGGGCGGCGAGCCGTCGCATCTGGTGGGCGAACGCGCGATTGAGTGTCGCATCGATCCCACTAAAGGCGACTCGCGCTGCGTGGAGCCGTTCGAACTGCAGGAGCCTGAGGCGGATATTGCACTCCATCCCAACGAGGAGCGACTCGTGCATCTGGTACGCTCCATCCAGCGCGGGTACATTCGAGTCGCGGTCAAGGACGGTATCCCCGTCAGCTGGTACTACTATCCCGACTTGCCGTCGCGTGCGGAGCTGCGGAGCAAGGCGGTAGACGAGCTGATGCTCGACCCGAAATAGCGAATTTCGCCGTATAATTGGTCGATGTAGCAGGCGGTGCGCTTGCATCATGCGGGCGCACCGCCTGCTTCGTTTTGGGAGCAGCAGAATGGTAGTCGTGACACTGTCGGATGCGGAGGCGGTAACGCGCGGGTCGCGCCCTGCGATTCGCGTGGAGGTGCTGCGCACGGGCGAGTGGCTGCACGAGATGGCGCCTGAAGGGCGGCTCGTCGTCACGGAACGCGACCTTGACGAAATCGTGCGGAACTTCCGCGACGGGGTGTTCGGGTACGAACTGCCCGTCAACCTGAACCACATGGACGATTCGACCGACGCGGTCGGATGGGTAACGGCGCTGGAGCGTCAGGGCGAGTCGCTGTACGCGACGATTCGTCCGACCACCGACGAGATAGTCGACCGCGTGCGGGATGGTCGTCTGCGGTTTGCCAGCGCGGAGCTGGTCGTGCGCGGTCGAGACCCTGAGACGCGTCGCGAGGTCACCGCGCTCCGCGCGGTCGCTCTCACGAACCGACCGTACATCAAGCGCATGAACCCCGCACAGGTGGTCACGCTATCGGAACGCGCTCGAACCGCAACCTATCAGGGAGGCTACAACACGATGAATACGCAAGCAACCGTACCACAGGACGAGATTCGCGATTTGCGAATGCGTCTGTCGGAGCTTGAGGAGCGGCAGTGGGAAGCCGACAGGGACTTGCTCCTGTCGGAGTACGAGCATACCGTTCCGCCGTCGATACTGCGTCTCGCGCGGTACATCTTCGACTCGCTACGCGGTCGTGCGGTCACGCTTTCGGATGTACGCTCCGAGATGCCCGAGTCGCGGATTGTGCGTCTGAGCGAGAACGCGCCGTCGGACGCGCGAGTCCCCGTCGAGGACTTCGTACTCGCGATACTGGAAGAGGTCTCGCAGATGGTTCCGAACCGTCCGCGCGTGAACCTGTCGGAGCAACCGCTACGGTACACGCTACGCACGGGCGAGGAACGCACCACGCGCGAACTCATCGCACGCGCGGAGCGCATCGCCGCGAGTGAGGGCATCACCTTCGGCGAGGCAATCAAACGCGCTGCACGCGAGATTTAGGGGGTGACATGAATGCAAGCACATAAGACTCATTTCACGACGACCTTTCGGTACTACGACTTCGATCGCACGCGTCGCGCCGCGATTGCGCGGTACACAGCGGTCATCCTGTGGGACGCGGGACACGGCTCGATTCCTGAACCTGGCATCAACCCCGAAGCGGGACTAATCGTCTCCGCTGGGAACCCGACGGCGCACTGGGCGAATGTCGCGCAGGGCGCCACGCAGCAGTGGGCGCTGGTGCGTCCCATCATCGGCGTCACGCTCCAGTTCGCACTGGACGGGAAAGAGGTCATGGTGGCACTGGACGGGATTACCCCGCTCATCGTGAACGCGCAGGTAAACGCGGGCGACCTGCTGTTCGCGGCGCTGGCACCTGGCGACACGGCGGCAGGCAACCGCCTGCTGGTACGCTCGTCGTCGCAGACGCCGTTCAGTCGCATCCCCGAACTCCGTCCGATTATCCACCCAGAGTTCGGACGCGACTACAACTTCCTCATTACGCCCGTGCGTGCGCTTGCGAACAACGAACCAGCGTTTAACCGCACGGCTCACAACCAGCAGCAGCGGTTCTTCCCCATCGGCATCGCGCTGCGTTCGACGACCTCCGACGCAGCGACGAACCCGCAGGTCATCCCCGTCCGCCTGCTAACAAGCACCGTATTCGTGCAATAAGGAGGTAAGAAGATGGCAGTCGCACAAGCGCAACGAGTCCACTACGATGAGGTGCTGACGAATGTCAGCATTAAGTACCGTCCCGAAGGGTACATCGCGGAGCGCATCTTCCCAACGATGCCCGTGAAGAAGGAAAGCGACCTGTTCTATGTGTACGACTTGTCCGCGTTTCGGTATGTCGATGACACGCGGCAGGACGGCGACACGGCGAAGCAGGCGTCGTTCGGGTGGAAGGCAGACTGGTACATGTGCGAGCAGCACTCGCTGCGCGATATTATCACACCGCGTCAGCGCGAGAATGTGTCGGGGCCCATCGACTTGGAAGTCGATATGACGGAGCATCTGACCGACCTGTTGCTGCTCAACCGCGAGATTCGCGCAGCGCGTACCCTGCGCGACCCTGCGAACAACCTGCATGCGTTCACGCCGTCGACGGCATGGGATAACTATACCGTCGCGTCGCCGAAGACCGACCTGATTAACGCGAGCAACCTCATCTTCACGGCGACGGGGCGTCGTCCGAATGTGGTCGTGATTCCCTCGACGATTGCACGGCGGATGCTGGCAATCGAGGAGATCAAGGAAGAGCGACGCTATGTGACGGACTTGACCCAGAGCGGGCTCCCGCAGAATCTGTGGGGTCTGGAAGTGCTGGAAGCGGCGGCGCTTCAGCTTCCGACAGACCCGTTCGGCTCGCGCAGTCTCGACCCACAGGAAATCACGCTGACCAGTCGGATGGATGAGATATGGGGACGCGATGTCTGGGTGGGCTATGTCGATAAGCCAGGTCTGCGTCGTCTGACCTACGGGGCGACCTTCGAGGCGCGTCAGCGGAATGTGCGCACCTACATCGATGTCGAACGCGACGGCGGCACATGGATCGAGGTGGACTGGATTTACACGCACAAGGTCATCGCACGCGCATGCGGGGTGCTAATCCAGAATGTGATGTCGACAGCATAGGCATAGCGGGTGCGCTCTGACGCGGAGCGCACCCGCACCCACACACTACGGGAGGACAACGATGCGAGTCTGGTGGGCGTCCGTACTGCTTAGCGAGCAGGCAGGTAGCCGTTCGCATGAGCCGTTGGTAGAACGCGCTCGGAACGCGAAGAATCACATGGAACTCGGCGACGCACTGCTTGAACTGCACAAGCACGCCTACGAGCAGAACGACCCCGAACATCCCGTGCATAAACATCTGGACGACATCCTTCAGCACCACGCGAAGCATAACGAGAAGATGCTCAACGATGCGTTCCACTATCTGATTGGGAGTCACAGTGTCCGTTGGCAAGACGCTCATCGAACGACGCCACACATGAAGCATGTCTTTGGGCTACTGGAGCGAACGCCGACGCTTCGCGCGATACACCACATCGGGAAGTTCGCCGAGCATGGCAACTTCGATGCATTCGATGCAGCGTTCGGGTGGCTCCTTCGTAATCCAAGCAAACACCATTACTTTGGCATGCACATCCTGCCCCACCTGAATCGCGAGCTGTCTCGGAAGCGCGTCTTTGTTAATCCCAACCACCATTACCTGAGAATAATAAAGTCGGAGTACGAAAATATTGCTCGTAGATACAGAGGGAGTGATGATTAGCCATGTCATGGGTGACGCCAGCGCAGGTGCGGTTCTATGTGCGGAATCTGGAGCCGATAGACGATTCCGTGTTGCAGGCGGCTATCGATGCTGCGGAGTCGTACATCCGTTCGCGTCTGGT